AATTAACATCAATGCTAAGGTTGGTAATTTTGTAAAGATTGAATATTCGGAGAAAGAAAAAGAAATCGTTGACCTGGTTGACTCTTGTGAAACCTTCGCAGATGTCGCCATTGCATCTGAGGCTTTGTATAAGTTTTGCAAACAGCAACAAGATGAGAATCAAAAGGTAGATGATCTTAACGAGTTTGATAATCTTCCCTCCTCTTCTGATAGTGAATCACAACCTCCTGTGAATATGGAAGGGTCCACTGAGAGTGAAGATGGTGATGAAGAAGAGGGCACATCTGAACAAAACAAAACTCCTGATTCTATGGGTGAAGATCGTGACCCCGGAGGTATTTCTTCTGACATTGATTGCTCTGATGATCCGGATGTTCGCACTGCAGATTCCTTAGAGAATAAACTCAAAGATCTAGTTGGAAATAGTTCATATGAAAATAACTATGTGGAACTTCCTAAAGTAAATCTTGATACTGTCATAGTCAAGAATTCTGAGTTCCATGATTATGTTGATGCGTCGTTTAATAGTCAGCGGGAACAATATCAAACGTTTGATATCTTTGAAGAAGTTGATGCTGAATATAGGAAGTTTAAGCAATCAACTCAAAAAGAGGTAAACTATCTTGTAAAAGAATTTGAGTGCCGTAAGTCCGCAGATTCTTATGCTCGTGCTACCACCAGTAGGACTGGAGTTCTTGATTGCACTAAACTGCATACCTACAAGTACAATGAAGATCTGTTCAAGAAAGTAACCACTCTTCCTGATGGTAAGAATCATGGTCTCATATTTGTTCTGGACTGGTCTGGATCAATGCAAGATACCATCAAGGATACTTGTAAGCAGTTGTTTAATCTTGTTTGGTTCTGTAAAAAAGTTGGAATTGCTTTTAATGTATATGCATTTACTGGAGAGTGGCGAAAGTGGGATCATGAGGAACCTAGATCAGATACACGATACCTCCTTCCACATTATGTAAAAGAAGAAGGGCTCCTCTCTGTTCATGAAAGATTCTCTATGATGAACATACTTACTAGTGAAATGTCTGGTAAGAATATTGAAAAACAACTTCTTAATATTTGGAGACTTGCATGTGTATTCACCTGCACCTGGTCATGTAAGTATACTTATCCTACACGAGTATCACTTTCAGGCACTCCTTTGAATGAAGCAATTATTTCTCTTCATCAAATCATCCCAAGTTTTCAGAAAACTTATAATCTTCAGAAAGTTCACTGCATTGTATTAACTGACGGTGAAGCAAACACTGTTCCATATCACGCAATAATTAATCATGGTTTTGACCGAGAACCTTATATGGGATGTCGTAGAGTTAATCCTGAGGCAACCTTCCTTCGTGATCGTAAACTTGGAATGACATATAAGTTTGGATATTCCTTCTCTGAATTTACTGATGTTCTCTTGAAAAATTTGAAGGATAGGTTTCCTGATACTAGCTTCATTGGTATCCGAGTTCTTGATGGTAGAGATCTGAACAGATTTCTTAGTCTCTATTTTGATCCTATGAGAACCAAGGGATGGTATGAAGGAAAAGAAAGAGTGCAGGCTGAGTGGAAAAGGACAAAAAGTTTTTCCCTCAAAAATTCTGGATATGATGTTTACTTTGGTATTTCTTCCAATGTCTTATCATCAGATTCTGAGTTTGAAGTAGAAGATGATGCATCAAAAGCAAAAATCAAATCTGCTTTTGTAAAATCTTTGAAAACTAAGAAACTAAATAAGAAAGTTCTTGGAGAATTCATCTCTCTCGTCGCATGACAATGAATTGGAAAGAAATAGCACTTCAATGTGAGAATGATCCAAAGGTAAGAAAACTCCTTAAAGAAGGTCCCAAAAGTCTTGCTCAAGCATGGAAACTTGGGGCCCTCATGATCAAATATAGACGATTTGAAAAGTGACCACTGGGAGGTTTGAAACCTCCCTTTTTCGTCTACAATATCCATAGTTCAAACAAAGCAAATGGGTCTGTCCAAAGAAAGCATCATTGAAAGTCTCCGTGATTCTTACGGCGAGTCTGTGACTTCTGCCGAGATCAAGGCATTCTGTCAGATGAATGATTTCAATTATCAGACTATCACTAACAAACTGACTGATTATAAAGTCAGTCGTGGTAAGTGGAACCTAGAAGTCACTCCCGAAAAAGTTGAAGAAATCGAACGCACATATGTAGCCCCTGCAGCAATGCCTGCTATCGAACAAAACCTTATCCCTCGGAAAGATGAAACTTTTGTCAAATTTGGACCATTTGGTGATCTTAAAAAGATTATACAAAGTAAGCTTTTCTATCCTGCTTTTATTACTGGTCTCTCTGGAAATGGCAAAACATTTTCAGTGGAGCAGGCCTGTGCTCAATTGGGCAGAGAACTTATTCGCGTAAACATTACTATTGAAACAGATGAAGATGATCTTATTGGCGGTTTCCGTCTTGTTAATGGCGAAACCGTCTGGCACAATGGCCCAGTCACTGAAGCACTCCAGCGAGGAGCTGTTCTGCTCCTTGACGAGATCGACCTCGCAAGTAACAAAATTCTCTGTCTCCAGTCAATTCTTGAAGGAAATGGGGTTTTCCTTAAAAAAATTGGAAAGTTTATCCACCCCAGCGCCGGATTCAATGTCATCGCCACCGCAAATACTAAAGGTAAAGGTTCAGATGATGGACGATTCATTGGAACTAACGTGCTCAACGAAGCGTTCCTTGAGCGATTCCCAGTAACCTTTGAGCAAGAGTATCCTACTGTTGCTACTGAGACTAAGATTCTGAACAAACTGTGTTCTGATGCTGAGTTCTGTAAGCGTCTTGCTGACTGGGCAGACATCATCCGCAAGACCTTCTATGATGGTGGTATTGAGGAGATTGTAAGCACCCGTCGTCTGGTTCACATCGTGAGGGCATATAGAATCTTCAACGATAAGGCCAAGGCAATTCAGGTCTGTATCAATCGTTTCGATGATGAAACCAAGCAAGCATTCTTGGAACTGTATGACAAAGTTGATGTTGATTTTGTGATGCCTTCTGAAGATTCCGTTGACACATATAACTCTATTTGATATAATATGGTGAACTCCTGGTCTCTGCTATTTGATGAATTGAACATGACTGATGCTGAACTAAAATTTAATACTGAGTCTGGTACATTAAATCTTGGTTACCAGATTCCTGGTGCTTCGGGAGAGGATCATATCTCTTTTGACCATATTAATAAACTTGACTTAACAGTGGAAAAAAACAACCGATACAAATATGATGAGGATACAATCCTCAAAGAACTAACTGATTATATTGTTGGAACATATGACCAGCACTACTCTGCTGGTGATGATAAAATCCAAACACTTGACCTGATTGAAGCATGTGGTGATGGAGAAGCATTCTGCCGATCCAATATCCTCAAATATGCTTCTCGTTACGACAAGAAAGGAACTGCCCGTCGTGACATTATGAAGATTCTACACTATGCTGTACTTCTGATGCATTTTAACGACAAGAATGCAAAACGTGAAACCTACAATCAATGAAATTGAACGAAACAACCATGAAACTGTCTGTCCAGACTTTGGCTCTACTGAAAAACTTTAGTGGTATTAATCAGTCTATTCTCTTTAAGAAGGGTAGGTCTCTTCGTACCATTAGTGTCATGAAGAACATTCTTGCTGAAGTAACTATCAATGAAGAGATCCCTCAAGATTTTGGTATTTACGATCTGAATCAATTTCTCAACGGTCTGTCACTTCACCAAAGTCCTGATCTAGATTTTACAAATGATGGTTATGTTGTAATCAAAGAAGGTCGTTCTCGATCAAAGTATTTCTTTGCTGATCCAAATGTAATTGTCACTCCCCCTGATAAAGATATCTCACTTCCTAGTGAGGATGTCTGCTTTGAACTTAAGACCCAACAGTTGGATAAACTGCTGAAAGCAGCTGCTGTCTATCAACTTCCAGATCTTTCTGCTGTTGGTAAGAATGGTGTTGTCAAACTAGTTGTTCGTGATAAGAAGAACGACACCTCTAATGAATTTTGTGAGATTGTTGGTGAGACTAACTCTGAGTTCAGTTTCAACTTTAAAGTTGAAAACATCAAAATTATCCCTGGAACTTACGAGGTAGTTGTTTCGCAAAAACTTCTTTCTAGGTTTACTAGTCGTGACTATGATTTAAAGTATTATATTGCACTTGAACCAGACTCTACATATTCCTCTTGATGAAACATATTCTTTTCACTCTGAAAGAATGTTCTGCTGAGTTGTTGAATGATGATGAGTTTATTAGAAGACTCTTGCATCGCACAACCAAGGAGTGTAAAGCAACTTTATTGCACCTTACTGTTCATAAATTTGAACCTCAAGGTGTAACTGGATTTGCAATGCTCGCAGAATCCCACATTAGTATCCATACCTGGCCTGAAAAAGCAATGGCAGTTTGTGATGTATTTACATGTGGGGATACCGCTATGCCGGATGTTGGTGTAGAATATATGAAAGAGCAATTGAAGGCAACCGATATTGTCTCTCATGAATTTGAAAGACCTTTAGAATGAACATCTTTGTTACTGACCCTGATCCCCGAAAGTCTGCACGAGTTCTTCCTGATAAGCACATTGTCAAGATGCCTCTAGAGACTTGTCAGATGCTTGCTATTGTATGCTCTGATAAATGGGGTCACGGATTTGGCACTCTTCCCAAGGCAGACGGTACTCCCTATGCCACTGAGAAGGGTGCTTTTCGCAATCATCCATGCACAGTATGGGCAAACTCTTTTGTGATGAATTGGCAATGGTTACTTTCTCATGGCCTTGCTCTCTGTGCTGAGTATGAGGATCGATATGACAAGGTTCATACCTGTTACCGGACTTTGCTAGCAGCGAAAGAAATCCTCCCTACAGGAGATCCTACAGGGCGTAGTGGGAAGAGGCCAACACCATTCGTATTTGCTGGACCAGATGAATTCAAGTATGACACTGTTGACATCTACAGTAAGTACAAGATGTATATTGCATCTAAACCATGGGTATGCGATAACTACCTTCGCATCCCAGATCGTAAACCTGATTGGGTATGATAAAGACTACTTTGACAGTTGATGACAATGGAATTCTAACCTTCCCCAATGAACTTATGGAAGAACTTGGATGGAAGGAGGGTGATATGCTAGAATGGATTCCTAATGATGATGGTTCGTTTACTTTAGAGAAAAAAGAACATGCGTGATGAATTTCTTTGGGTTGAAAAATACAGACCCAAAACTATTGAAGAATGTATTTTACCACTAAGTATTAAGAAGACTTTTCAAGACTTCCTAGATAAGGGTGAGATACCAAATATGCTCCTTGCAGGTCCTGCTGGGTGTGGAAAGACTACGGTAGCAAAAGCACTCTGCAATGAACTTGGAGTAGATTTTTATGTCATCAACGGATCCGATGAAGGGAGATTCCTCGATACCGTCAGAAATACTGCGAAGAATTTCGCTTCGACCGTCTCGCTTTCTTCAACTGCAAAACACAAAGTCATCATTATTGATGAAGCAGATAACACAACGAACGACGTACAACTCCTCCTACGGGCGTTTATTGAGGAATTTAGTGGCAACTGCAGATTCATCTTCACCTGTAACTACAAAAATCGCTTGGTCGAGCCACTCCACTCCCGCTGCGCGTGTATTGATTTTTCCACCAATTCCAAAAGTAAACCCCAACTCGCAGCAAAGTTCTTCCAAAGGATCCAAGAAATCTTGGCTACAGAAGGTGTTGAATATGATAACAAGGTCCTGGTAGAACTGATTAACAAACACTTCCCAGATTGGCGTCGTGTTCTTAATGAGTGTCAACGTTACTCTGCTGGAGGTAAGATTGACTCTGGTATTCTTGCACATTTCTCGGATGTAAAAGTAAATGACTTGGTTAAGAAACTTAAGGAAAAGGATTTTTCCGAAGTACGTAAATGGGTTGTCAATAATCTGGACAATGATTCTACTGTCCTTCTGCGTCGTATTTACGATGCTTGTTATGATTCCATGGTTCCGAATAGTATTCCTGCTGCTGTGCTTACTCTCGCTAAGTATCAGTATCAGATGGCATTTGTGGCGGATCAAGAGATAAACATGTTAGCTTGTCTCACTGAAATCATGGTGGAGTGTGAATTCAAATGAAATTTAAAGCAAAAGTTTATGTTAGACTGAGAGCAGCAGTTGATGATTCTGCTGGTAATGCTGTAAGAGATGCCTGCAGCAGACTATCTGATTTAAAAATGCAAAAGTTGAGGTTGGGTAAATTAATTGAGATTGATTTTGAAGCACCTGACCAGGAATATGCTGAGAAAGAAATTGAAAAACTCAGTGACAGACTATTTGCTAATGTTGTAATTGAAGACTATGAATGGAGTGTAAGTCCAAATGATGAACAAGAACGAACTTGAAGAACTCAGGGATAAAGTTGCTCATCATCTCCTGAGTAAAATGAGTCAAGGATCGCAGTTCATGTATGCTCTAGAACGTATGTATCAACTTTGTGAGCATTATTCTGAAGAAGAACTGCTTGAGATGTTACCAAAAGAAAAATCCAAAAAGAAAAAATTTAGAAGTGGAGGATTCTAATGAGTAATAAAATTGTATGGACACAAAAACCTCTTATTTCTGATAGGGAATGCATTTTAATTTGTTTGAAGAATGCTCCTTGTGGAACGAGCAAGAAACAAGTTGATCGATTAATTAAGGAGTATCAAAACAAATGAGAAAAGAAGATCTTATGCATTTCAAAATGCAAGCCGCAATAAGGGAACATAATATTCCGGAAACGGATATTAAATATCTTGGACCTGGAGAAGGAACTCACTGGTATCGTATTGATAACAAGCATAGTGTACCGGTAAATATGATTGAAGAATTTGAAAGAGTGGATGAAGTAGAATGAAAGAAAAACAACTTAAAAAGAAGCAACTTAAAGAAAAACAACGTAATCAAGTTAAATCTAGATTCTATTATATTTTCTGGGGAACTGCTACAATAGCAGTTGTTTTGGGACAACTTTATGTTGGCACTGGATATCGTGTTCTGCACGGTGGTCTACAAGAATTACTTGATCGAGTTGATGGGGTTCTGCTCCACAAAGGTGAAAACAATTATGGGGGCTTTGTGTGATTGTATCTGAACTTGATGCTTCATGGGCTGCTGATGAGTTTATCAATTACTTTGAGAACTTCACGTCCATTGAAGACTACCTTCGTTATGTAAAAAAAGAACTAGTCACTCAAACTAGTCAACTCACTCCTTTGCAGGATGAGTTTTTTAATGTGGATATCCATCCTGAGGAGATGGAGTTTGACATCAAGTTTGTTGGCAATCGTTTTTCTAATTCAGTGCCTCAAGAACACTATCGTAATCTTTTGGCAGCAGTGTCTTCTCATAATAATGAGAGTAACATTCCTGGCAGAGAATTGCGTTGGATGGTATTTGAAAAGAAAACTCAAACTGTAGTTGGATTTATTCGCTTCGGATCTCCAACTATTAATTCAAGACCTAGAAACGTATGGCTTGGCAAAGCACCTAACTTGTCTGTGTTCAATCGCCATGCAGCGATGGGATTTGTAATCGTTCCATCTCAACCATTTGGATATAATTATCTTGGTGGTAAACTTCTGGCATTAATGTGTGTCTCTCATTTTGCTCGTGAGACTCTGAATGAGGTCTTTGAGAAAGACATTGCATTATTTGAAACTACATCATTGTATGGGTCTACCACCTCAGCATCCCAGTATGATGGTTTGAAACCCTTTATGCGGTACAAGGGCCTGACTGATAGCAAGTTCTTACCTCTTCTGCATGATGAGGTCTTCCACCGCCTTCACGACCGTTTTACGGCGCTCAACAACAACACTCCTTTGACTGACAATAAGGCATCGTCTAAGAAGATGAAGCGACAGTCTAAGATGATTCGTATTATCAAAAACTCTTTGCAAGACAAGGAGAAACTGGATCATTTCAATGCTGTGATCAATATGGCATTTGGACTTACTCAGAAGAAGAGATTCTATATCTCAGATTATGGATATTCAAATGTGCGTGAAGTGATAATGGAAGAACAAGATAAGTTGGTTCGTGGTCCTAATTGGGATAAGTTTTATCTAGAGAATATTATTGCCTGGTGGAAGAAGAAAGCAGGTAAGCGATATGAAAAACTCAAGCAAGAAGATAGGTTCAGGACAAAGGTTGAACTCTGGACAGAAGATGACGACATTCAAATTATTAGATAATGGAACTTAAAGATTGGCTTAACTCAATAAACTTTAATAAGGAAAATCTTATTAAAGAAAACCCCGATATCGTTAAACAATATCCTGCATACATTATTAATCGTTGTCTGTCTGGACACTTGGACTGTGTAATGTTTGCTAATGAAATGAATAAATATCCTCAACTTGATAAGGATATGCAATATTCCTTTTTCCTAAATACTTTGAGGAAAAAGAAGAGATTTTCTCCCTGGCTCCGTAAGGATAAAGTCACGGATCTCCAATGTGTAAAAGAGTACTATGGTTATAGTAATGAGAAAGCGTCTCAAGCACTGAAAATTTTATCACCCCAACAACTGGATTACATTAAACAAAGACTTGACACTGGAGGAATGAAATGACTACCACTGTGGAACCCACTTTTGAATGGTCGCAAGACAAAATGCTTGAGGTAGTTCTCAATGAACCTGATGATTTTCTTAAAGTTCGTGAAACTCTAACCCGCATCGGAGTTGCATCACGGAAAGAGAAAAAACTTTATCAATCTTGTCATATTTTACATAAGCAAGGTAGATACTATATTGTTCACTTTAAAGAATTATTTGCTCTAGATGGAAAAAGAGCAAATCTGACCATTAACGATGTTCAACGTCGCAATCGTATTGCTCGTTTATTATCTGATTGGGGATTGATTTCTATCCTTAGAGAGGATGACAGTCTTGATATTGCACCATTGAATCAAATTAAAGTTTTATCATATAAAGATAAGGGCGAATGGATTCTTGAACAAAAATATAATATTGGTAAAAAGAAAACTGCTGTAGAACAATAAATAAATCGTCGCCTTTCGTGCGCGACACGCTACATACGGAATATACGCTACTAGCATGGGGGTTACCAACACCCCCTTTTTTATGTCTTTATGATTAAATAGTAGTGGATGCCGAAAGGGTCCACACAATACAAACTCGCTTTTAAAGGAGCTAAAACCATGGGAGAAATTACCCAGTATCATGCTGCGGATTTGCCAGCCTTGCTAGATCGCATAAATAGGCATAGTATTGGTATGGATGAATACCTTAATCGTCTGTTTAATCAGAGAGAAACGACGACTAATTATCCACCATTTAATTTAGTTCAGGTCAGCAACGTAGAATCAAGACTTGAACTCGCACTCGCAGGATTTAAAAAAGAAGAAGTAAATGTTTACACAGAGTACGGAAAACTCTTTGTCGAAGGAAAAAAAGACGACAAAGGAGCAGAAACAACATATGTCCACCGAGGAGTGGCTCAAAGATCTTTCACCAGATCTTGGACCCTCAGTGATGAAACGGAAGTTGGATCAGTTGAATTTGAGAATGGGTTGCTAACAATTACCCTGGCGAAAGTCATTCCAGATCATCATGCACGTAAAGATTATCTCTAAATAATTTTTTTATGACAGAATTATGTATCCTTACAAGCAAGAACTTTTAAGTTCTTTAAAAGCATTTTTTTATGCCTGGATTATTATTCTTGCTCCAGCAGTAACCTTTTCTTATGTAATGCATTATCTCAATCCACCCGAGTTGTCTGATAAATATTAGCGGCTACCTTGTTAAATATCGTCGCCGCAGAGGGGCAACTGGCAAAATCCAGTTGACGCCCCTCTTTTTTATTGGTAGAATACTATGAGGTAAAAGAAAATCATGACCGTCAAAATTTTAGTCCTTAAGTCTGGAGAGGACGTAATTGCCGAAGTTAAAGAAATGGTTTCTTCTGACAAGGTGATTGGGTATTACCTAACAAAACCTTGTGTGGTAAAACTTAGAAATGCA